TTATATAGATTTTAGAGCCATTTCATAGAATGAGACGGCTTTTTTTGCGTTCTCTTTTGATAAGTGACTGTATGTGTCCATAGTCATTGAAAGAGTAGAATGTCCTAGGCGGTGTTGCAACTCCTTATAAGGAATACCCGAATTAAGGAGCAAGCTAGCATGAGTATGTCGGAAACCGTGGAAACCTATATTATTTACCCCAGCACGTTTAAAGTGTGTTCTTAATCGAGTTTGTAAGGTACGGTTATTAGGGTATTCGTGTACAAAGTCCGAGAATACCACTGTTTCAGTCCTGCCTAGTTTCCATGCCTCTTGGGTTTGTTTACGTTGGTATCTTTTCAGCATGGTTATGGTTTGCTGATCTATGTCGATATCTCGGTAACTAGCTTTTGACTTAGGACTGTTTACCTCTTGTTTATAGTTTAAAGTCTTGGTTATATGGACAACAGAATTATCAAGGTCAATATCAGACCATGAGAGAGCCAAAGCCTCGTTAATACGGCAACCAGTGGCAAGTAAGAACTTATATAGCACGGTTTCATAGTAATAACGGTATCTATTACTGTCTAGGCTATCTAAGTAATCAATGAATTGCCTTAGTTCCTCGTTGTTAAAGTGCTTAACCTTTTGTCGTTTTGCTTTTTGGATATTTCTAGGAAGAATAACCTCACGCGCAGGGTTAAACGGTATAGCTTGCATGACTACGCCATACTGTAAAATACGCTTGTTAAGCGCGTGTATCTTGTCATAATAGAGATAAGCCCCCGTTTCTCCTTTGTTGGTCTTATTAGCAACCTTATTGATAATCGACTGTATTAGTGGAGTTGTTAGCTTATCTAGTTTAAAACTGCCAAACAAAGGCAAGATATGGTTATTTAAAATCTTGTAAACATTATCTTGGGTGTTAGGTTTTACAGTATCCTTATAGCTATCCCACCACAAAAAAGCTAGTTCTTTATATGTTGTGATAGTGCTAGCCTTAAAGCGTGTTGATCCATTAGCTTTAAAATCAAATTGTGCTTGTTGGGCTTTGGTCTTGAGTTCTTTCTTTGTCCTAGCGGTTACTTTAGTTGTAACTTTCTTACCAGTGATTACATCAACACCAAGATAAACATTAGCACGATAGACGGTTGACCCGTCTTTTTTCTTTATCTCGTTAATTTCCATGATAAACCTTTCTAAACATCAGCAGGCAAGCCATATTATATCGGGTTTAGATTGGTTTATTTGAGAGATAATCTATAAAGTGTGTTCGGTATCAATGCCTAGTGATTTTTTAAAATTTTCGTATGCTTTCCAAGAATAAAAGCCATCACCGAGTTTTGAATACCCCATATATTTTAAGTTTATCTTATCTTCCATTACTGGGTTTACCAAACGGGAGAATTCGTCACTTTCATAATTATTGATATTAAGGTTTGAAATAAGGCTTAGAACTGCTTTTATCTCATTATCGGTGATAACGAAATCAAAACTTTTAAGAAAATCAGTGAATTTTTCCTCTACGTGTTTATAGAAAAGTTTTCTAAGTTCTTCATCACGTTCACTACTTAAAGAAGTATAGCCCCCTTTTCCGTCACCTATAAATATTTCATCACTATAATAAGGCTCGTATCTATTAACGTAACCTAACAAATACCCTAGGCTAACATTGAAGAACTTTGCTAATTGAATAGCTTTTTCTCTCTTTATTTGGCGTTCCCCTTGTTCCCAGTAGATATATGTTCTCTTTGTGACACCAACTATATCAGCTAGTTCTTGCTGGGTTTTCTTTTTACTTTGTCTCAATTCTTTTAATCTATTCATATTTTTACTATACCTTTCTAAAACAGTATAACACTATTTTTTATTTAAGTGAACAAAAAATGCAATATATCAATGTTTTTTTGCTTGACTTTGCACTTTATATGCACTAAAATACAATTAGCAATATAAATGTTGCACAATAAATTCAACAAGGAGTAAGCAATGAAAAATAATTTACGAGTTTTACTTGCAAAGAAACGCCAAAAGGTGTCAGATTTAGCAAAAGGAACTGGGCTTTCTAAAAGTGCTCTAACTGCACTTTATTATGAACGTACCAAGCACCCCGATATTGGCACTTTGCGAAAAGTTGCTGACTATCTAAATGTTAGTATTGATGAACTCTTGACCGTTGACGATTGAGAGCAACAAAAAAAGCCTACGAGAGCGACCAAACTACCGAGGCTTTCAACATTAAAAACAAAAACACAACACCGGGGCAGAAAAGCCATATTATGTCGGGTTTTAGCAATCGAAATTAGATACCTCAATTATACCATGAATTGCTGGTATCGCATACCCCTACTTAGAGCGCTACCTCTTAAAAATAGCAACTAAAGAATACGATTGAGGTAAATACAATGGCTAAAAAAACAAAGAATAACACACTTACAGTAAAACAAAGCAAAAAACTAGGAACTGACCTAACTAATATCATGTCTGGTTTACAAGCACTACGCCACCATGCTAACACTCTTATGATCGCAAAGCACGCAGGGGCAGACAATGGACTACTACGCCATGAAACAGATAAGTTTCTTGAAACAGTCTTTGATATGGCAGAAATTTATTCTAACGACCTAGACAGAATTGCATTTTACCTACTCGAATGCGACAACCCAGAGGAATTAAGAGCATACGAGGCAGAGGAAAAAGGAGAGTAACTCATGGCTACTGAATTGAATTTATCTGCTAGCCAGTTTATTGTCCTAGCTATCATTTTAACGCTTGCCCTAACTGTTCTATGGCTTAAAAAGAGCTATTTTCAGCTTGATATAGAGCCTAAAACTGATAGCGTGACAGATAACACCACGCGCAACGTAGGCACACGCTATGGGGCTTATATTCAATCTCAAGGCAACTATTACAACTAGAAAGAGGAATATCATGACAGAAAAATTTAACTTATCAGCAGAAAGAGCTAAAAACTTTGGCTTAGATCTTGAAGAGGCTTATAACACTATGTTGGCTTTTTCCCTTGAAAATAAATTAGATTGTTACCCACCACAAGACCGCAGGAAGTTGGAAAGTGTGCTTGAGTTTTTAATGGACATCACTGATATGTGGATGAATGGGCAAATTATGGTAAGTAGTCAAGAAAGAGGTATAAATGAAGAGAAATAGATCACTAGAGGTTGAAATGACAGTTTTAGCAACACTAAAGAAAGGGCGTGCTAACGCTACGACTAGCGGAGAGATAGCCACTATCACGGGTTACAACTCCCGCCTAATTTCTAGTGCAATCAGTAACTTAGTTATTCGCTATGGTGTCCCTATCATTGGTGCTAGGGTTGGTATTCGTAACGGTTACTATATAGCTGAAACCAGAGAGGAACTATTAGAGGGGCTTAATTCTCTAAAAAACCAAGTCAAGAACGAGCAGAAAAGGCTCGACGTCCTAATGTCTATCGAGGACGTGAATAACTACGAGAAAATACTGGAAAGGAACTGCTATGCAAGTATTGAGTGAAGAATACCAAAAAGAGCTTGCTCAAGGGGTTATATCGGTACTAGATAAAGCCCTAGAGGGCTATTCTAAGCTCGATAAACACCAGTTAGGGCTGATCACTGCCCAGCAAGCAATGGACGAGCTAGGACTTAAATATAACACTCTAAGACGTTGGGAAGAGGCTGGGCTTAAACGCTATCAGCCACCAGTGGAAGACACGCGAAAGGTATATTATCGTGTCAGTGATATTCTAGCTTTTCTAGGCGTGTATAACTAAAAAGGGGGTGACTTAATGCCTATCTATGAAAGTGTAGGTTTTGGTAATGACTTACATTTATTCGATAAAAAAAGAGCCTTTGACTATATCGCAGAATTTAGACCTAGGAGAGTGCCACAAGGTGCAAATATAGACGAGTTTAAGCGCAATTCAGCCCCTTACTGTATTGCTGGTTGGGTGAGACGAGACGAGAATGGCAACTACAAACGCAATAATGCTAGTTTGGTTTACCGTAATTTGATTTTCTTGGACTATGACGAGCTAGAGGCTAACACAGACTTTCCTAGTGTTGTCGATAACGCCTTACACGGGTATTCTTATATTGTTTACCCAACTATTAAGCACACGGCTAATAAGCCACGTTATAGGCTTGTGGTGAAACCTAGTGACGCAATGACAGAACAGACTTATAGGCAGACTGTCCAAGAGATAGCAAGTAAAATCGGGCTACCATTCGACAGTACAAGCCTAACATGGTCGCAGTTACAAGGTTTACCAGTAACCACTGGAGACCCTGCTGACTATGAAAAGATAGTAAATAGAGGGCGTGACTATCCCGTAGCAAAAACAGTTATGGCTAATCAGAAACCACACTATCACACACCACGCCCAAGCGGTAATAAAACAATCACCATGCGCGTGCTAGATACCCTATTACATGGCTTTGGTGACGAGGGCGGGCGTAATGTTGCGGTAACTAGGTTTGTAGGTCTATTACTTTCAAAGTGGGTTGATGCTGACGTAGCCACTGCCTATGAGCTAACAACCATAGCTAATAGCGTTACAGATAACCCTTTACCAGAGCAAGAACTGGAACGGACTTTTGAAAGTATTGTTAGATCAGAAATAAGAAAGAGAGGTGTCAATGGAAATTAATATTGACGAATTGCAAGAGCAACTTAACGAAACCAAGGTTATTGAGCCACCTAAGTCTATGAAAGAAGTACTAGACCGTATCTATCAAGCTGGTGAACTATGGCGCAAGGAACACGCAGAGACCGTTGGTAAAAAAGATGGTTTGGGTGTCAAAATTCCCCTACCACCTATTTATACGGTTGCCAAAGAGTTGAGCAAAATTGCAACGTTTACTTTTATTTCCAAGTCTAACACCGCTGATAATAGCTTGCTCTATCTGTACGATCTCGACGAGGGTATCTATACTGCTAGCGTAGACGAATTCAATGTTTTGTGTAAGACGTTTGATAATAGAATAAAACCAAACGACTGGAAACAAATCAAAATGATGGTACGCACCATGACGAAGATAAGAAAACCGCTAGAAAGTGCTAACTTAGTACCAGTACAGAATGGTATCTTAGACTTGAAAAACAAACAACTACGACCATTTGATCCTAAGTATATTATCACCAGTAAGATAGCCACTGCTTACAATCCGCCTAAGTTTACCCCTAAGGATAGAGAGGGTAAGACGTTTGATGATTGGTTAAGTTCTATCGCTTGTGGTGATAGTGAGTTGATAACCCTCTTTTGGCAAATTATCCTCGAAGCTATCAACCCAAACTATACTCGTAACAAGTTCGCTATTTTATATGGTGACGGTAACAACGGTAAAGGAACATTTCAGCGCTTGCTTATCAATCTAATCGGTGAAAGTAACGTGTCAGCTTTAAAGCCTGCACAGTTTAGCGATAAGTTTAATTTAGAAACGCTTGTAGGTAAGGTGTGTAACATTGGAGATGAAGCACCTAATGAATACTTGAGAAATCCGTCTGACCTAATGAGTATTACCAGCGGTGACACCGTACTGGTTAACCCAAAAGGAAGACCAGCCTTTGAAGCAACCTTTAAGCTCTTTAATATCTTTTCGGGGAACTATATCCCTAATGGTGGGAATAAAACAAAGGGCTGGTATCGTCGTATTATGATTGTTCCTTTTAATGCAGACTTTAACGGTCAAACCGAAAAGCCTTGGATTAAGAACGAGTTCCTAGCAGATAAAGACGTCCTAGAATACGTTCTGTATAAAACCGTCAATCAAGAGCCTTTCACACAATTTATTGAGCCTAAAGTAGTCAAAGACTTGTTAGAACAGTATCAAGAAGATAATGATTATTTGCTTGATTTTATCAAAAACGAATACATCCCTAACGGCTGGCATGAGTTAGACGTTGTCCCAGTATTTATTGCCACTCGGAAACTTAAAAATTATGCCGAAGATATGGGCATTCCGAAGCCTAATCTATATGGAGCAGGTAGAGAAATCGCAAAAAGTCTAAGAAACTTGACGCCTCATAATTATGTTATTAAAAAAGTTCGGGCAAAAACGAGCGATATTCAAACATTAGATCCTTATGATTTTGAAAGGAAGAAACTAACCAACCCACAACGCTCAATAGTTAAAGAGGGATAA